TGGCACCCAGATACATTTGTTTGTCGGTTTTATCCGACCAGATCTTCAGGTACTCTTCGCATACCATATTGGTGTGAACCAACACGTTCGCTTCACGGTGCCATGAAGATGCTTCGATGGTTTGTTCCATTTCCAAGAACATTGCATGAGTCTGCAAGCCTTGCCAGAATTTTACGAATAACGCTTTGTAGTCCATTATATCCTCGTCTACTAGTTGACAAGGATTATATCTCAATTAGAATACCATTGGCAACGGGTCAGATTCATCTTCTGACGAATTATCCGCAGATCCGCCAGTAAAATAATCTTTTTCATCAAAGCGATAAAGTTTATCGAATGCTGCTTGTTCGTGAGTTGAGATCTCAATCAACGTGCGAGTCAACAGAAGTAGACAAGAAACCGTGTCGTCCGTTGAACCGATTTGTGCTTCGTATGAACCTTTACGACGAACAAAGTTTTTCAGTTCTTTCAGGGTTTGTGGACTGTTAATTTGAATCTTACCAGCTTCGAACAGTTCTTTCAGTGATACACACGACTTCAACTTTGATGACTTGTTAGTGTTCATACCATCACGTGTTCCACCATCAGATACCATTTCTGCGTATTCTGGTGGATTCTCATCGTTCTGATACAATGCCAAGATACCTTCGCCTACACCATTGTTCTCGATGGTGAAGTAAGTGGTACACATCTTCTGTTCCATAATTTCCAACATCCACTTCAGCTTCGCATACAACATAGGCGAGTTCATGGTATTGCTACGGAATTGAGCAACTTGGCTCAACGACGGGAAGTGGTAGACATCGATTACACTGTAGTCTAGACCGCTACCAGTGGATGGATCGACTGTTACAATGTATGTTTGTTCGCTTTGTAGTTTCTGCCAGAATATGAAGTCGTTGTATTCCAGAACAGGCTCAGTAATCGTCTTCATCCCGAACAAAACTCGGGTGTCGATCAGCAATTGGTCAGAAGACAGCATCTCACACTCAAACTCTTGACGCCATTTCAGTTCACCAAGCAATGCAATTTGTTGGTCTTTGAACTTCTGGTCACGATTTGGTGGCTCATCCCAACGAACATGGATAGGTACGAAGTTCAGAGAGTCTTGGTCAACTTTTGTACCACAGTCAGCAGCTCGCCATAGTTGAGCGAACAGGTCGCTATCACCATTTGGCGTACTAGACATGATACAACTACCACCCGTGGACAAGGTAGGCAGGATCGACGTCCAGAATTCCTCCTGTACGTTTGGTTTTACGAATGCAAATTCGTCGAGGAACAGTAGGGAGATGGACATACCTCGACCAGAGTTCTCGGAAGTTGCAGTGGATTCAATACGGCTGCCGTTGTCGAATGCAACGGTGTGTTTAGACCATCCGTCATCCGATACACCAGGTTTCAAGAACATTGGAAGTTCTTCGTAGGCGAATCGAATACGCTGGATCATCTCCATCGCACCTTTGTTTTTGTTGGATGCAATAAGAATGGTTTTATCTTCATGGAACATAGCGAACCACAGCAGATAGATAGCAGAAATAGTGGACTTACCAGTCTGACGAGCGGACAGTACGACTGTATATCGGTTCTCGATATACATGTGCATCATCTTCTCTTGGTAAGGATACAACTCAAGCGGAATAGCACCACGCTTAGGGTGCTGTACTCGGATGTATTTTTTACAGAAATAGACAGGGTCTTCAGCACATAGTGCAAATTCCACTAACTCTTCTGGTGTAAATTCGTGTTCTGTGTGAGCCTTCTTCAGGCGTGTGTTTCTTGCGCGACCCATTAATAGCCTCTCGACATCGTGATAACTTGACGGTTGTTACGGCCTGCAAAAATAACCGGCAGTATGCCATACATAAATTCTTTGTATGTGTGCTCTTTAATCAAGGTCGGCTCAATGACATACAAGCTAGAGATAGTCATACCACGGCCTGCATTTTCGTTGCAGCAGCGAAAGATAACTCTGTTCCCGTTACCAAATTCAAGTACGTCTCTGGTCTTTTTAAGACCACAGTTCATGTATTCAGGCATGCGAAGTATTTCGTCAGCGACTACACGACACCAATGCTGTGCCAGTCTCGCGGTTGGAGTGACTACCATGTATGTTCGGTCGTAGTGGAACAGGAGATTCCACACAATGTGGGCAAGGACAACTTCTTCAGGACCACAAAAATCTACTTCTGGTGTGGTCATGTCGTGAGTTGTTTCAATATCAAAAAAGTCGCGAGCAAATGCTTCAAACGAGCCTTTATATTCGTAGTAGGAGTTAAAGTGTTCTAGATTGATCATTTTTTGACAACCTCTCCTTCGAATGTTTCGCCTATCTGTTCAGGCTTCTCTGCCTTTGCGTCTCTTAGCATTTTCAGAAGTGCGGAATGAGACATAACGATTGGTTCACCAGCACCAACACTTGGAATGCCATTACCTGGAGCAGTACGTTGAGCAGCCAAGAGTTTATCCTTGGTCATTTTCAAGTTTGACTTTTCTTTTGCTGCAGCGAGTGCAGTGTTGAGGAATTGAGCTGCAACTTCCATTTGGCGCGCGATGTACTTTGGATCTGTTTCAGCACGTTCTAACATTTCCACTTGGTTTTCGAACGTAGACATTGCTACATCGTATACCTCTTGGAACTGTTCTTCGATTTCAGAGTCTTTATCATCAAAGTCAACATGTTCAACCAATTGAGTATTTCGTTGAATGACTGTCACTTCGGTTGTTCCACTAGGAAGACCAAAAATGTCTTCGAGAGGGTGTCCTGTTTGTTTCACTACTTTAGTTGAGGTCATAAAAATACCCACCTGGTCTGCGGATATTTAATGCCCATCGATTGTAGGCTTCCCTTACCCTATCTAAAATATAAATTCAACGTTAATAAGGGTAAAATATGGGTTGCTGGAATCAAACTTGCGGTCTTACACAGATTCACATTCGTGCTGGCGAGCCAGTGTTGGTTTTTCCGCTGATCGAGTCGAATCGCGATAGCTTGTGCTACTCTACTCCGTACTGGACTCCGTTCCCCATTCCGTTTGCGTCAGAATATAACGATTATGGTGGTGGCGAGAACTCTTCTGGACTTGGTCTAGACATGATTCTCCACTTCCTCCAGAAGAATCTGGCAGAAATCGAACAAGGTGAGAACAAATACCACGATATCGCAGTTAAACGCGAAGGCTTCGACGAAGATAAGTTCTGGGAAGCGATTCACGAAATGCGGTTGAAGGTAAATGTGTACAATAAAGAGAAAGAAATTGGCTTCGTCATGATCAAACAATCCGTTGTGGATTATCTGATCGAGCACGAACAGTTTTCTCAATATGAAGGCTACGACGAGAAGGGTAGCAAGTACACTAAGTACAAGTTCGCCGATATCCTCACCAGTCTGGAAGTGGTTCTGGATAAGTTATTTGTGGTTGAGGAAGAAGACTCTGATGTTCCAGAGGAGCTTCGTGAAAAACTCAAGTTCTTGATGCGCTACAATGCATTAGAACGTATTTCAAGTGACATTGTAGATGCTGACAAACACAATTGGGCAGCACAGTGGTTGCGTTACGGCATCGGTTCTCACCTAGGATACAGCGGGTTCTCTTCGTCAATCGTAGAAAACAAGTTGTTTAAGTACGTTGAAGCAGGTGATCGCGAAGGTGCACGTGAGTTAATGGTTCAGTTCTTCACTATGAAGTTCATTGACTCGTTCATGATGGGCACTCGTAAGTTCTGGTCTCCTCAAGCTGGCGCCGGTAGCCAGAACAACGATCAGAGTGGTTACCGTCTACTGATGGGAGCCATGGCTCATGTTCTCGATGAAGAGAAGGCTGAACGTGATGCATGGGAAGATGGAGACGAATAAACAGCTGTAACGAAAAAAGCCGCCCTAGGGCGGCTTTTTTATGTCTTAAATAAACCCTTCTCAGTGATAACACGGAACGTGATTCCACGTTGTCTGCACCAGTCAGCTGCAGCACGCCACTTTTCCACGTTAATTGCCCAGGTCTGTTGTTCGTACAAGATTGTCGATTGCTTCTTCCCGCGTGTAGTTGGTGGCGAAGTCTGTGCAAGAGGTTTCACTTCCACGATTTCTTGGATGATCTCACCATCTTTGTTCACGTACTCGATCCAATAGTCTGGAAAGTACATATGCTGTCTCCCATCAGTTGGCTTAATGTATGGGATCTTGATCTCTTCACTGCTCCAACGCAATATATGGGGGTTGTTATCCAGGAACTTGTTCATCGCAAGCTCCCAAGACGAACGATACATAATCTGATCTGTGTTCCCCATGTACTTCTCTGGATGACTGGGGGTGAAGTACCCCTGTCTAAAACCTTTTAGTGCCATTATTGTCCGATTCCATGGTCTTTCTGGTACTGTAGCCAGTATGAAGAACGATCTGATAATGGGTATCTTGCAGCACTCTCAATCAATCTCGGATCTACGCCTGGGTTAGCTGCTTGGTCAGCCGCCATTGTCGCTTGAATCTGTGCTTCGGATGCCCCAGAACTGGGTGGAGTCCAGGGTGGCGTCGATGGAGCAGCGACCGGCGTGGATCCAGTTGCACCATCCGAGTTGATCCATTGACCAACAGATGTCATTCTTGTATCCATTGATCCAATTGTACTAGAAACACCCGATGCGATACTGCTTCCTAGACCCGCTGCGCTAGTGAATAACCCTTCGACGAATGATTCGCCTCGACCCATTGCTTCTGCCATAGGGAACCCAGATGATACACTACCTGAGGTAGCTACAGAGGTAGGGACCGATGACGATGAAGGATAGCCAGCTGGGCCCCAGTTTGCACGGCCAAGTGGGTATTGAGCACCATCTTCATTATCTTTACCAACAACTTGACCTGGACTTACGTAGTTAGAGATTTCAACGTTGTCATAGGCAAATTCTATCTTCAATTCAGACGTTTCACCCGCAGACATATCCATCCCATCTAGGTTCATAGACAATATGCGAGGGTTGATAAACTTATACTCGTTGACCTTTGCGCCCCCGAAATACACATGATAGAGGTTGATTGATTGGATGATTGAGGTGTTCGATCCAAGAAGAGGACCAATCGATGCAGCATGATCCATTGTACCAATACCTTGAGCACCGGCATCTTTACCTGTTGCGTCGACACCGATATCGTGGAAATCCATACCTGAATTCTCGTACATTGTAGGAGTCAGATGGTTTGCAAGTGGGGTCATGAGGCGTTGCATAGCATTGTAGAAGGACATAGCACGGTTATGTTCATCATCGTGGAATGACATCGAAATTGGCGTGAATGTAGACTTCTTCGCGACTTTGGTACGGAAGTTGTACATGTTGATGTCTTCATACTCATACACTACCGATGGACGATCAGATGTTTTCACGACAAATGAAGGTTCGATGCCTAGTAGGTTCGCATATTCTGTGTAAAACTTGATTTCGACCACAAAGAGAAACTTGAATTTTACGCCCAGTCGAATAAGATCCGTTGCGTATGGAGACGCTGAACACATCGTATGAGTGACGTCAGCGCCACCGCCGGCAGCCAGGAAAGGATCGATGATAGAAGAACCGATTGTATACAGGTTCTTGAAATCACTCACATATTGTGGGATATCACGCCAGTTAAAGTCGCGTGCAGAGACTTTATTGTGGATGTCCTTTGCTTGTGCAATGCCTTTGTTGATTGCGCCAGGGTTGATCTTCTGCATGAGACCGCTCAGGACGTTAGTTGCTTGATCACCCATAACAGTGCTCAAGATTCCTGTAGCACCACCATCGACAAGTTTTTCCCAGTCACGGCCTCCGACACCAACTGTCTTCACAATCGCGGACAAGCCTTCTTGGACGACCCCTGTACCAGCGATACCAGCTAATTTGCTGAGACCACTAACAAGTCCGTTGCTTTTAGTTTGGTCTAATTGATTGCGTCTTAGTTGTGCTTTGTTGTCGCAATGCACAACAACAAACTTTCGAGGGTCCGGTTGAGAAAAGATTGCGTTGTAATCGTCTGCCATAACATTCATATTTTGTGTTACGTATTTAGAGCGGTTCTCCAGACGAAGGAAAACCCGCCGAAGCGGGTTTTCTGAGTTACGTGTATCGTATTAGCTTTGGTTGAATCGTTACGACTACCTTGAGGGGCGTGTTCGGTTGCTGAGTTGCCATATTCAGTGGATCTGTCTCCACACCAATAATCTCACAATCAACTAGATGCATTGTAGACGTCTCATTGCCCTGGCTATCATAGTAGCGGACGTTCATGTCAAACATGTCGCCGTGAGCAACTTGTTCATCCACTTGGCGGTGGATGATTCGAACGACATCTGACTCTTCATCGTCCAGTAGTGCCATATCAAACGGTTCCCAAAAGCTTCGATTACGTTTCATTGCACCGATTGCAACAACTGCGTCTTCCATTACGTCAATGTTTGGAGCGCCAGCGGCGTTAACAGCACCAAAGTTGAATCCCAAGAAGTCTACAGCGAACATATCGTTCAGCTTTGGAGTGTTAGAGAAGCCAATTATAGGGGCTTGTCCCATGCTGTTCATGGAGTTGATAGCATTTTGCAGCAATTGATTCCAATTTGGAGAGCCAGGAACTGGTATTGCGCCAGGGGTCTGACCGGATGACTGACCAGAACCGTTTAGTTGACCTCGGCCTGTGCCGCCTGGAGCATACCATGGACCAGATGAAGGATCTACTGCACCGTCATCTGAATCGTCTGAGCCCATATTACGAATGTCGATTCCCATAGGATATTTCTCTGATTTCCATTACTATACTATGGGTAAAAGAAAACCCGCCGAAGCGGGTTTTGATTTATGAGCAGTATTACGCGCCCAATGCAGTACCAAGTTCCAGGGAATCTGTACCAGTTACATCTTGTCTTGCGTGGTCGAAACGGATAGTCAGTGCAATGTCAACTGCTTCGCCGTTAGAGTAATCCATGTCGCCCCAATCACATTGAGCGATAAAGCAACCTTCGTAAGTCCACTTTTCAACTACAGCTTCGTTACCGTTCATGAGGTCTAGGTAGACAGTGAACTTGTAGTCAGATGCGGTTGAAGCTGATGCTAGCCAAGGGCCTTCGGCACCGATCAGGTATTGCTGCTTCTGAAGTTGAT